ACTAACCCAGCTAAAATCCTCCCGCCAGCCTTCCTCCACTTAGGAAATTCGTCAGCAGCACCCTCGTAATTGCCGCGGTTTAGCTTCATTCTTAACGTGCTAGACTGAAAGTTCCCACTCCCGATGTTGTATACTAGTGAACTCGTGGCGGAGTACATATTCTCTGTCAGTTCTGCCGAGACAAGTCGGCTGATTGCGTGTTCGACATGGCGGAGTTCCCTAACCAACAGCCTGTGGGCGTACCCCTTGCTTATGTCTGGCTGGTCTTTCTTTATGGGGTTGCCGTTGTGATCCCAAGTTGACCCCCATCCTATCGTAAACCGTGCGGCTGGACATAGGTAGACAGACGACGAGTAACCCTCGTAGTGCTTAATTATATCCAGACCGTCTTCGTTGATTTTCATTTGCGGTTAAAGGTACGTTGTCCAAACCAAAACGCTACGATTGCAGCCCACACAGCACTGATTTCTTGGGACCAAATCAGTTGGTATGTACCAATGGTGATAGCGTCCATTGCGACGAGACAAGTAAGACAGATAAATTCTGCGAATAACAGGTAGGTCATTATCGGTCTTACTGAAGCAGACAAGTTAACAATCCACTGGCTACTTTTTACCGTAATCTTTGTGTGTTCCTTATGCAGTGCTTCAGTCTCTCTAATATCTGCGTCGACATTCACATGCTGCAACTTTTGCTCACCGATTTTTATCTGCTGCTCTAGCTGTTTATCCATGAGTTTTAATTCATGGGCTTGATCTCTCTTCTCTTCGAAGAACCCTAATACTTTCGGAAGGAAACTCGTGCCAAAACCTAGGACAGAGCCTATCAGACTTAACATACTACGTACTCCTTATTAGTTATCGTTGTTGTCTGCCCCACATCTTACGCCACAACCAACCATCCAATTTAATTAGCCGACGTTGCAGCCAGAGTAAGGGCTTACTTCTCCAAAACCAATACTGTTTCTTCATCAGTTGGTATACAAAGTGTACATCTACAGTTCTTGCAGACTTCCACTTGTCCTTCCATGCCATTAGTTTGCCATGCTTCGTTTGGTTTGAAGCGGAAGTCTACCATAAGTTTGATACCACAGTGAGATTTATGGCCACAATTCTTACACGTTATCATTGCTAGAGTATCCTCTTTGCAACTCTCTATAAGACATTATCTTGAGCATGTATAGCTTATCCCACGCAGGTTGCTGCTTCTCAAACAGGTGATGACAGCTAGATACAGCCCGTTCCATATCTTTCAGTGTCCAATAAGGGAGATCTCGTGCGTGTGAAACAATGTCCATTGTTAACCTTATTCAATTATGTAGTCCATCTCCCTAAACATAGTAGTGATACCGTCGTTGTTAATAATTTCATAGTCAACCTCGAAGTTCTGTTCTTCTGACGGGTGGTTCGACACCGAACCTTCCCGTTTTATCCGCACAACTACGCCCCCCATATTACGTATCTTGTGAACCTCGTTCTCATATCTGATGTCGTCTGAAACAATGTTGTGGTTTAAACTCATTAAGCCAGTGGCCTTGCGTTCCCAGAGGTGGACCCATAGGTCAGGCCCTATTATATCACGGCCCCACTCTGTTCCTAACGTCTGCATAGCATAGCGAGGTGTCTGGTTACAAAGCATATTCGCGGCTTGTTCTTTACGCCTACCCTCAAGGTCGTCTGTAGTTAAACCAACAGCGTAAAGCATATCCTTTATGGGCTGCGCCATCTTTAGTTTGTTAAAATTGTGTGAAGAACATAGGTAATCTGCGGCCAATGTCTTGCCGCTGCCTATGTAGCCGGTTATTCCGATAAGTTTTGGCATAGTTCCTGCTCCTCTAATCGTAATAGTTCTTTGTTAAGATGTCGAAGCTTGTCTACCGCTTTCGTTCTTGCGTCACGGTCAACCATTTCACCATGATCTGCATGATCTGTAAGCCATTCTAAGTCTTTGACCCTGTCACGAACGCTTGCGATCTCGTACTGTAGTCGGAGAATTTTTATGCGTGGGTTACTCATAACCATCTCCTAGAATGTACTTGTCTGGTCGTATAAAAATCACAGGTATATTGAGCGTGTCTCGTGCGTATTCTATTTCACGAGAAACACATACACTCTTTTCCCATCCATCAAGCGTCAAGACATACATCCCTTTGGCATGTTTAAGCACCCCAAAGTCTATAGTAAGCCAGTAGTTACTGTCGCCCTCAATGGTTCCGCCAACAGATTGCGTACTGTGATGGTGGGTAATTGGTGAATACACGTTAGCGCCCAACCGCATTAAAGCGTGGCAACAACGGGTGATCTGCCTGTGTCTTCGATCCATAGCTGCATCATCGGCAGTACCGCCTAGAGAATACGGTGAGGCTAGGTAGATGAAGTCTTTGGCTTGGGCTGCCAGATCTTCCACGCTTTGCACACCTTCTGGCACCCGTTGGGGCAAGTCCATGTCCCGTCCAGATTTGGTTGGTACTCCGCGCACGTCCTCATCGTCTTTTCTTTTGGCTCTTCTAAATCCCAGCATGATGTCCTCTTAAAGCAACCCCTACACCTCCAATCTGAGGGGTCATCTGATATTCGCCGCGCTTCATTGTTGAGAACGTTCTCAACTTTCTGACGTAGCGATTGATAATAAAACTCATCATAATCAATTATTTCGGAGTGATATTGAGAGTTATTTTTATTGTAAGAGACAAGCACACCCTTCTCGAACTGAGCCATGCCCATCATAAACTGCATTTGAGAGTAGTAATTTTTATGACTAGACTTTACCCCGTTCTTTTTAAATAACTTAAACTTGGCATCGTTCATACTCTTGATTTCAAGTAACCAAGACGAACCATCAGGTGCTTCTACAACACCATCTGCGTGACCAACAGCGTGGCCCCCATAAGAATGGTAGGCCCACTGCTTGTTATTCATAGGGTCAACTTCCATGACATCTATACCGGCCTTCTTCATGTCGTATAAAACTTGGTCTTCTATACGATGACCGTCACGGAATATCCTGCTAAGAAATCCGGGGAGTGGTGTCTCTGGATACCCTCGCAAAGAATATGTAATCAATGCTTCGCAAGAGTTACCAATAATGCTAGCGCCTATGTACGAACGCGGCCTGTCTGGCGGCTTGTCTTTCTCGTATGCACGTTCGATAAGGTCTGCTACATCCATGTTTTTTACCTAAGAAAAAAGGCCGGGGGTTTAGCCCCGGCCAGTTTTGAACCAATCAAAACGGTATCTCGTCGTCTAAGTCTTCAGCTTTCTTAGCCGACGCGACATCCGACAGGGAGGTCTCCGATTGGTTCTTGGGCAATATGTCAGGGTCAAGTTCACTTGGATCAAAGAAACCTTTCAACGTTGACCCATCGCGTTCTACTCCATCTTTCGTATAGGTATCTTTACCAACCGATATACCAACAGTCAATCCGATTAAAGACTTGATATCACTAGGATTATCAGGGGTTGGGTGTCCACCAAATGTAAGCAACGCCTTTAGTTGCTCTCTTCCAATGCGAGTAGCTGGCTTAGACTTCGGCACATTTACATTAAGCCAGCCTCGTAATGACCCGCCCCCCTTAGTGTCCGTCATACTTATCTGGACAGCGTTGCCGCCGTTCCTAGTCTCCTTCATTTCAGCGCCCTTAATCTCCACGACATAGCGTCCCGGCATTAGGATAGGCGCGGCGGTTGAAATCTCTACTTCAGATAAACTTAGTTCCTTAAAATTAAAAGCCATTAGCTTTTCTCCTTAATAGTTGCAGTTGCATTCATGGTTTCTTTGAACTCCTTGTCGGTCATATCAAGACGTTTAAGGAGTTCTACGACATTGCCGGTTTGTTCAACAGGCTTCAGTCGTCTGCTCTCGTCTCTGACTTTTCCATGCCACCCTCTCACTTCGTCTGTGATTGTATAGCGTAGAACTTTTTGCTTCCCATCCTTTTCGTCGGTAACCCTGACACCGCAAAACACGCAGTCAAAGATACCCGGAAGCTGGTGTGTGGTTAGTTTACCAGCAACCATCGGCCAGTAAGTCGCAGCGCCGTTGTCGTCTTGAGACTCTTTGGCTAGCGCAGTAACAATAACGTGCATATCCATGTCACGTATCGCCTTACACGCACCAATTAGCTGTGCCGCATGGTCACCCCAAACAGCAAAAGTGTTGGCGTTGCTACCAGACTTCTCTGCTTTTTCAAAAGACGATTTCTCTGCGCTCTTAAACGACATGTCGGAAAGCTCAGTTAGGCTGTCAATACCAATCCAAGTGTACCCCTTCTTTTTAAAGTCGTCGGTTCTCGTCCACTTAAATATGTCGTAGAAACTATACACATCCTTCTCTGGTATTGAACCATCGTTCCAAGATGTAAACGGAAGGTAATCAATCTTGGCTTGGCGGATTGAACTTAGCCCACTCTCGCCAGAGAAAATAAACCCTTTGCCATACTCTTCTTGGAAGTATTTAAGCTGGGTTGTTTTGCCCCAACCGTGGTGGCCATACAAGAGTACCTTACGTCTTGCGGTTCTGTCGTCTGAAGTGTTCAACGGTGAAAATTCCATTAGCTACTCCTCATTACTTTCACAGATACAGGCCCCGGCTTGCGAGTAAGTGCTACAAGCAAAGGGGTTTGTTCTGTTGTGGTTAATCTCTGGAAGGAACGCTTGTCTACACTAAGCCTCTTCCGCACATATTCCGGCACGGTGCCGGAGTGGAACAAAGCTTCGAGCTTATCTTGGTCCCAATCAAAACGTTCCTGTCGGTTGATCGTGACTATGTTGCTGCCTATTTGTTTACTCTGTTCACCAAACTCGTCGCTAAACTCAGCAACAATCTTAGCTTCTATGGTGGTTACTTTTTCTTTGGCTTCGTCAAAGATTGTTTTGGTTTCAGTGTACTCTTCGATGAGTTTCTGCATACCAGATGAGGCGGTGTCGTCCTCAAACTTATCCCAATCGGACATGGGGTTCTCCTAACAGTTATGGTTATGGTTGATTGTAGGTATACATCAGTCTCAAATAAAAGACAACCTAGTAAACTGACAAAACTTTGTCACATTTATGAGACTAGGTTGATTAGTTGTCCGTTATGTGAGAATAATAAGGCGAAAGGAACTAAGGAAATGACATGGAAATTTAACGCAAGAAGATTCATAGAGGATTGTGGAGGGACTAACCAGATAGCGCATATATTAGGTAAGCCCAGAACAGCACCTTACCGAATGATAAACACAAGATATATGACGACTCTTCACTTTGAAAAATTAAAAGACGCATCCAAAAAACTTAACATTGACGATTACTTTGAACAGGATGGTAATAATGGCGAACCAAAAAGCAGAGCTAAAGGCGCTACTGTATAACGAAGCTATCAATGCACTAGAACGTGGCTGGACAATCATACCTCTGTCTGCAAGCAACAAGAAACCCTTAGCAGAATGGAAGGAATATCAAACACGATCCACTACCTCGGAAGAAGTAGAAGATTGGTTTGAGAATGGCGCGCCGACATCGAGTGGCACAAGGGTAGAGTTATTTAACCTAGCCCTAGTCACTGGCGCGATCAGTGGTGTGATTGTTTTGGACTGTGACAATACAGAGGCAGAAGCTTATGTAAAAAAGAAGGGCTTAACTACACCAATAGCTGTCAAGACTACAAGAGGACATCACTATTACTTTGCACATCCCATGCAAGGCAAGCGATTTGCGAACAAGGTAGGCGGTACGGCTAGGGAATGGGTAGATGTTCAAGGCCTAGACCTTAGAGGAGACGGTGGGTATGTCGTCATGCCCCCATCTATTAAGCTGAATGAAAAGAAAGACGCAACGCACCAATACACATGGGAAATAGCTGAACACCACAGCTTCGACGATCTGTCCGACTACGTGTGGCAAGGTACTCCCACCGATATTGTAGACGCAGATCAAGTATTCAGCTTCGATACTCTTAACCTTTCAGAGATATCCATAGCTACTGTTGAGCAATCGTTATCTGTGAGTGAGCAAACAGAAAACCGTGTCGCAATACTGGGACGAAAACTAAAGGACGGGGACGGAACTGATGGGTGGATGGTACGCTTTTGTGGCCAGATGGTACGAAAAGGAGTTGTCGGCGATAACCTCATACAGTCTGTAACCAACTACTACCAACAGTTTTTCGATCCCCAAAATTATGGTCCCAAAGAAATACAAGATTGGCTTCAACAGAAGATGCAATCCGCACAGGGCATGGATAGGCGGAATTATCCTGACGATTATGACGAAGGGGGAGTGCGTAAGGATAAGAACGCGGCACTAAAGGAGACAGAAATTGTACCACGAAGCCGTCTTGTTCCTATCTATGCCCAAGCTGTCGACGGTTTAATAGCTAACCTCATGGACGAACCGTTCTGGGTTGACCCGTTGATACCCGAAGCAACAATCACACAGGTTGTAGGGTTCAATGGTCATGGAAAAAGTTATTTTATGTCTGCTATGTTAACATCCCTTGCGGCTGGTAACCAAAGTTTCGGCCCCTATGAAATGGGCAAAGCAGCTAAGGTATTTTATCTGGATTACGACAACCCAAGACGTACCGCATTACGTAGGATGAAGGAGTTCAACACTACATTCGGGTACACCAATGACCACTTTGCTTTGTGGTCTCCGACACTTATATCTCCTGAGGACGGGGGCGACATGGATTTGATGTCCCAAACAGGGTTTAATCTGTTAGGCGAGTGGTTAGATGTTGTTAATCCTGACGTCCTTATCATCGATACAATCCGAAATGCTTTCCGCGGACTAGAAGAAGCAAGTCCTACTGAATGGGCGAAGGTAAACTTTGTAGCGAAGACAGTCAGGAACAAAGGTGTGTCTGTTGTCTTGGTTCATCACAGAAATAAGCCCGGTGAAGGCGGCTTGGGTCGTGAAGCCGGGTCGACAGCACAGCTTACCGACATCGACACCCAAGTTTTTGTTACCCAAGTTTATCAAGATAAGAATGACGTGAAAGCAAAAGCTGGCCTATATGATGAAGACCTATACGTACACACGTCTGACGGCAGGGAGTTTACTCCGTACAGATACCTCGAAGCCCAAGCAGGAAACGACAGCAGGATTATGATGGTCACGCAAATAAGTTTCGGGAAGGTGCGTCAGCAGACAGAGTTACACCAGACACACTACATCGGATGGTGTGAAAACCTGCTCAGTGGAGAGAAGTTCATTGTCTCTACGAAATCCAAGAAGCAGCAAGCTATTCACATGTCCTTGGCCCAAGGCCTTAACGCATCAGAGATTAGTAGGCAGATGCGAGTGCCGCAATATGAGGTACGAAGGTGGCTGGGGTTGGAAAACTGTTAACGTACTACTAACTAAAAGAGAATAACCCGAAGGGTTACTTCTCTTGGTAAGTCTTTAGTTATGTTAACACGTTAACAGTCAGGGTTACGAGGTAGTAGCCCTGTCAAGTGTCCCTGTCAAATTAAAACTGAAGACAAGCAGCGCCAGTGCCTTCCGGCACTGACGTTTTGTTGCTTGTTTCTAATAACTTGGGTATAAACTGACAAAACTTTGTCACGAAAGGACGGAGCTTGCATGGGAAAGCCGGTTGTTGTCACACCGTATGACATCGAGTACCTAACTGACGCACTCAAAGATGAGTTGCCCTACACCCAAATGGCTAGACGTCTCGGCATTTGCGTAGACACGGTCAAAAGAATATTACAACGCGAAGGTCTAAGGGATTTTGATGGGGCCAAGTATGTTGTTGCGCTTTCAAGTTCACGTAACATTGTCATGTGGGACAGGCCATGTATAAGATGTAAGAACGATCAGCCTCGCCCCAAGTGGCAGTACATCTGCCGCAAGTGTACCGAATACAATGAACAACATAACAATATCGCAGGAGACGATTGGTAATGGCACTCAAACCACGCGGAGCCAAGGGGAAGGGTGACAACTACGAACGTGAACTCGCCGTCTACTTCAATGAAAAACTTTTCGGCGGCCAGCCCGTTGTCTACCGAGCGCCCTTGTCTGGAGGCGGGAGAAATCTGATGGGCGGAGGACAGGCAGACTTAACCGGCACCCCAAACATGTGGGTAGAAGCCAAACGCACAGAGAAGTTTCGTGTGCATGAAGCTCTGTCTCAAGCGGAGCGGGGCATAAAGAACTCGTCGTCCCCGGATATCCCCGTTATAATCAACCGACGCAATCAAATGAAGACAGGCGAAAGCGTCGTCGTCATGCGCCTAGATGATTGGCTGGACATGTACAGGAAAGTTATAAATGGGGACGACACCCTACACCCCTCACAAGTAAGCTCACCTCAACTCGAAGGAGATTAAGATGCAAGGCCTAGACACTAATAGCTACAGTAGTTCTGCCTGTAAAAGCCCCAATAACTGTAAGGGTAATTGCCAATGCGGTGCCAACGATGGAACCCTTGTCAAAGTTATTGAATCCCGAACCACATATGGCCGCACAAAGAAAACAAAGACATACCACATCGGGAAACCATCCATGAATGATTACACAGGGAATTAAACACATGGCGAAAGAGGAAGCGTACAAATATACCCCTGCTCCACCCTCAGTGGATGGGGTTAACCAAGGTGTCCGTCTCCTACAAAGACGAGTGTATCAGTACAACGGGTTCGCGAGTGGACAGGCTGCCAAGGAAGGTAACTACAGCAGGTATCCTACAAAAGCATGGCGCTCAATGCAGA